ACGGTTAGAGCCATGCAACAAACAGAAAGAGAAAAGAGAAAAGGTCTTACCGAAGCAGCCTTAAACGTTGCAAAAGAGATGAAAGCAAAGGACGATGCAATTAGAAGACGAATAGCAGAAGAGGCCGAATACACAATAATTCCTCGAACTAAAAAAATGATGATGGAGGGTATGGGTATGTCGGAAGAGGCAGCGGAAAAAGCAGCTAGAGATATGGCCGAAGCGGCTCAAAACATGAGACTTATTGATGACTCACCAATAATAACAAAAGAAGGACTCTTACAACTAGAGAATGTATTAAAGAATATGGAGACTGGTGGTAAGAAGGCAAGAGAACTTAATGCAACAGGTGGACGTATCGGTTTTAAAGACGGCATGACCAGAAGAACTTTTCTAAAAATCTTAGGCGGTGTTATGTCCATACCTATCATTGGTAAGATTGTTAAACCATTAAAATTAGCTACAGGTGTCAAGAAAGTTCCGATAATCAAAACAGACAACGTGCCCGGCAAACCAGAGTGGTTTGATCAGTTAGTTAATAAAGTTATTATTGAGGGTGATGACGTCACTAAAAGATTTGCGACAGGTGAGAGACAATCTATTCACCAGAAAACACTCGACGATGGTTCGGTAGTTCGAGTCACAGAGGACGTAGACGATGGTGCTGTAAGAGTTGAGTATGAGAGTGAAAAGAATGTATTCGGTGATGATGTAATGCTGCAATATAAAAAATCATTACCGGATGAAGGAGATCCAAATCCCTCAGCACGTTTTGATGTAGCAGAGTCAGGTCCTGTTGGAAGAGTGGTGGGTCCTGATGATATGGATATAGAGATTGATGAGGTTGGTGGTCAGAGCATCAGAGATCTAGACTCAGATGTATCTAAACTAAAAGAGTATGCTACAGGTAAAAAATTAACAATGAAAGAAATTTTAGAATCTAAAAAAAGAAGAGACAAGGCAGCAGCTATAACAGATGATATTGATGGAGCGCAATCAGATGCGATTGTTAGAAGACAAGGTGATTACGATCCAAGTGACTATGATGATGGCATGGCATCAGGCGGTATTGCTGGAATGTTAGGAGAATAATGACTCCAAAAGAATACAGACAGATGATGGACTACCTGACTCGATCAGGTATTAAAGATCAGGTTAAGTTTGCATCAGATATTGCAAAGCCAGTAGATAAATTTGAAGTTCAACAGATAAAATTATTTAACGAGTTTAATACTCGTAATCCAAGAGCAGGAAAAGCAGGTGGTGGTATGTTGGTGCAACCAGGTTTTGGTGGCAAGAGGCAGGGGTATGCTAATGGACCTCCAGGTAAATTAAAAATTCAAAAACCAAAGATGACTTTAGAAAAACAAAAAGCATCTTCTTCTCCATTAAGAGAAGATTATTTAGGACAACTAGCAGATAAACGTAAAGTTAGAACATCATCTTTAAATGATGCAGTCGAAGTTAGAAATGTAATTATTAAAAATAAAGGACATATTTCAAATATAGAAGAGTTGGGTAAAAAAACAGGTATCTTTGTTGAAGGTAAATCAAAAAAAGTTGATCCTAGAAAAGTAAAATTAGCTTTGGATTTAGCATTAGATAGTTTTCCAGAATTAAAAGGTTTTCAACTAGCTGTTAATAAGTATCCCAATATTGATGGAAAAAAATTTAGACAATTAGATATGATAGCCAAAAGTTTTGTAAATTATAAAAATACAAAAAATCCTACAGAAGCAGCTGCCCACTTACTTCCTGATAACATGGCCATGATTTATGACTATGATGTTACAAAAAAAGAAACATTAGGAAAAGGTCTTTTTGATGTGGGAGAAAGAAATATAAATCCAAATGATAAAAAATTTTTAATAGATAGAATCTCCTCCTTAACAGGTCAGAAATTTAATTTAAATGAACTAAATGAATTAATTGTTGAGACACAAAACGTAAGAAGAAGTGAAGGTCGAATAAAAGGTCAATTAAAAAGAAATGCTAAAATGAATAAACAAATTAGAACTTTGTATGATGATGAAATTATACAAAATTTAATTAAAGGTGATTTAAATGCAGAGAACAAAAAGAAAATTTTAGATAGGGCGGTTAAATTAATTGATGATGATGTAGCTGTTGCCAGTAGACGATTGTTTCAAATGGCACAATCTATAGCAGGAACTAGAACAATTAATGGGATCACAGAGGATCAGGATTTAGGAAGAAAGATAATAGACACACAAAGACTTATTGGTAAAGTAGGAAATGGTTATGCCTTTTCAAGTTTAGTTTATGATCATTATGGTAAAGTTATTGATAAAGCTTTAAACTCTCCAAAAGGAAAATCTTTTATAGGTTATTATCAACAAGAAATTAGAAAGGCGCTGGACAATGGTTTAGTCCCTGATGAGATATTCAGTGTTACAGCTTCTGCTAGAAGGGGAATGTCTCCTTATGCTATATTTACGCAAGCTTTAAGCGAAGATGTTAACTCTAGAATAAAAGGAGCAAAATTAGATAGTCAATTAAGCACAACACACAGACAGTTACAAGAAATTTTTAAAGGAAGAACATACGATAAATTAAACACAACAGAAAAAAAGAAAGTGAACGATCTTGTTACTATTTTTGAAAATGCAAAAAAAGATGTTCTTAAAGATTTAAAACCCGAAGTAAGAAAAAATATTCAACTAGCCTCATTTGATTTAAAAAACCCACCAAGAAAAGCGATAGCAAACTATGCCTCTTTTGATGATAATTTAAAAAAAGCGTTTGATACTTCTTACAGAAACGTTGGTTATAGTATGAGCGTTCCAAAAGAATTTTTAACTCAAAAACAATTATTAGGTAGATTACAGCCTCCTGGAAGTGGAGCTGTAACATTAGGTTCTTTAGATGTGCCTTCAATGTTTAAAAGATTAAGTCCAGCAACTAAAAAATTGGTTAGTGGTTTTGGTGGTTTTGTATTACCAGAGGTTTTATTTTATCAGCTTGATAAAAGAAATAGAATGTCAAAAGGACAGTCTGAAAAAGAGGCTGCAGCCGGTGCATTAGAGAGTGGAACATTAGGGGCTTATGAAAACACAGCTTACATGGAAGGGCTAAAAAAAACTGCTGACTCTATGGGGATAGATTCTAACTCTTTTGACTCTGCTTATCAGCTTAACTTATTATCAAAAAGCTATGATCAAAATAGCGCTAACTATGAAAAAAATTATATGCAACTACTTGAAATGGGAGATGAAAAAAGAGCAAACGATCTTAAAAAAAATTTTGATAGATATACAAAAGAAACACAGAATAAATATGCTTTATTATCTAATAATATTTCAGATAATGTGATGAATACTGTTGGTGCCTCACCTATTATAATGAAAGAGGGAAGAGAAAATATTACACAACAACAATTTGAAAAACCATTTTTTGATATGCAGGATGCTGCTATGGAAAAATTAAAACGAGAAAAACAAAAAGCATTTCCAACACAAAGTAGACAGGTGGATACTGCGGCTGGGAGTGTAGGAGAGGGTTTTTATAAAGCTTTTGATTCTTTAACACAGGGAGCTAAAAATTTATTACAAGGTAGAATAATACCTTTTGGTCCTGATAGACTTAGACCACTAGAATCTGAACGTGAACAAGAGGCTAGATTTTTAAAAGAGATGGATCCAAGAGAATTATTTTTATATAATAAAGCAAGAGGCATTACTTACGATCAACCAATAACCCTGGCAGATTTTGAAAATCTACAATATGAAAATCCTGGTTTATTTGCAGGCGGTGGTATTGCTAAACTAGCTGGTGTAGACTCAGGCCCACCACCAGAATCAGGACCAAACTCACAAGGGTTGCAAGGCTTATTTAAACGTGCTATGAAAGGTTAGGAGTATTAAATGGCAGAAATAGACAAAGGACTCCCGAACACTAGAAACCAAGAAAAGATTCCCTCACAAGAGGAGATCCAAGATGT